AAGGAAGCATTAGAGGCCATACATCAAGAAAGAGCAGATTGGAAAACAAATCTAAACCCAGAACAATATCAACTGAGAATATCGCAGAAACCAACAAATATTGGTGAAGCTTTTGCCTATAGAAAAGAATCAATATTCCCGCAGGGAATTATTCAAAGGCAAATGAAGAAAATAGAAGATAAAGAATATAGTTATGAGCATATAGAATTAGAAAGAACACAGCAGGGTATAACAGCTAAAAGATCTAAAAAGCTACCTATTAGTAAGTTTCCTGTTGATAGAAAAATGACAGATAAGTCAGGTTGTTTAGTTGTTTGGGAAAGACCTGTTGACAATCCTGGATTTGGGTTGTATTATGCTTCTATTGACCCCGTTTCTGAAGGTAAGACAACAACATCAGATTCATTATGTAGTATATTTGTTTATAAAAACCCTGTAGAGATTACAAGAGAAACAGTTGAGGGTACAGAGCATATAATAGAAAAAGATAAAATAGTTGCAGCCTGGTGTGGGAGGTATGACGACATTAACAAAACACATCATCAACTAGAACTTATTATAGAATGGTATAATGCCTGGACGGTTGTAGAGAATAACATCTCATTATTTATACAATACATGATATCAAAAAAGAAACAAAAGTATCTTGTACCAAAAAGTCAAATATTATTCTTAAAAGATTTAGGATCCAATAAGACCGTATATACAGATTATGGTTGGAAGAATACAGGTACTTTGTTCAAAACGCACTTAATATCATATGCTATTGAGTTTCTAAGAGAAGAAACAGAAGAAGAGTTTGATGAACAGGGTAATGTTATAAAAAGCACATTAGGTATAGAAAGAATACCTGATCCTATGTTATTAACAGAAATGCTTGCTTATCAACCTGGTGTAAACGTGGATAGACTTGTTGCTTTTTCTGCATTAATTGCCTTTGCAAAAGTGCAACAATCTAACAGAGGTTATGCAAAAAGGAAGGAAAGTGAGTTGCAGAATAACTATGATAATTCAAAAAATTTATATAAATTAAAATATACACCTTTTAAAAATATTGGTAGAAATAAGTCTATTGGAGGAAAGAAATTTAAGAGGTCAGCTTTTAAAAATTTTAGGTAAATGAAAGTATTTAATGCGTTACAAATAAAGAAAGGAGCCAAGGGAGAAGGATATCCTACGTCTTCTAGCTTAACCCAACCATTGCAGTTTCTTCCAGCTAAGAAAAAAGATGATGATTGGTTTGTTTGGAATATTGATTGGCTTGAATTACAAGGTTTAGAATTTCTTAGAATAAACTCTAGAAAGTTATTAAAGAATTATAAACTTGCAAAAGGTATAATAGATAAAACAGATTATATTGTTGAAGAAGATAATGACTATAAAGATGTAATTGATGTATTAACTAAAGAAGACAATACAGCATTAGAGCTAAAGTTTTATCCAATTATACCTAATGTAGTTAATGTACTTTGTGGGGAGTTTTCTAAAAGATTCAATAAAGTTCAATACAGAGCAGTTGATGACCTTTCATATAATGAAATGCTTGAGCAGAAGAGGGCAATGATAGAAGAAAATCTACTTGCTGATGCTGAAAAGAAAATCATCACAAAAATGATTCAGATGGGTGCAGATCCTAATAGTGAGGAAATGCAGCAACAGTTGTCTCCAGAAAATATTAAGTCTTTACCTGAAATAGAAGATTTCTTTTCTAAAGACTATAGATCATTAGTAGAAGAATGGGCATCACATCAATCTAAAGTAGATGATGAAAGATTTAAAATGCAAGAACTTGAAGAAAGGGCATTTAGAGATATGCTTATTACAGATAGAGAGTTTTGGCATTTTAAGATGCTTGAAGATGATTATGAAGTTGAGCTTTGGAATCCTGTTCTAACATTCTATCAAAAGTCTCCTGATGTTAGGTATATTTCAGACTCTAATTTTGTTGGTAAGCTAGACTTAATGACATCATCAGATGTAATTGATAAGTATGGATATTTAATGAATCAAGATCAATTAGAATCCTTACAAAGAATATATCCTGCAAGATCAGCTTTATATCAAGCAAATGGTTATCAGAATGATGGTTCATATTATGATCCTAGTAGATCTCATGCATGGAATACAGAGATGCCCGGTCTTGCTTATAGGCAATATGTTAGTAATTGGTCTAATGACCCAGCAAGAGGTGGAGATATTGTATCTGCAATACTTAATGAATCAGATGATGTAAAGCTATGGGGAGAAGGAGAACTAATGAGAGTTGCAACAGTTTATTGGAAGACTCAAAGAAAAGTAGGGCATTTAACTAGGGTTAAAGAAGACGGTGAGGTAATACAGGAGTTAATAGATGAAACATACAAAATAACTGAAAAACCAATTTATGATACATCTCTCTATAAAAACAAAACAAAAGAAAACCTATTATTTGGAGAGCATATAGATTGGATATGGATTAATGAAGTTTGTGGTGGTGTAAAAATAGGACCTAATCTTCCTGCCAACTGGAGAACTAATATGGGTAATAATATTAATCCTATATACTTAGGTATTAATAGAAAAAAACCAGGTAGAATACCATTTCAATTTAAAGGTAGCAAAACTATTTATGGATGTAAGCTTCCTGTAGAAGGTGCTGTATTTTCAGATAGAAATACAAGATCAACATCTTTAGTTGATTTAATGAAAGCATATCAAGTTGGTTACAATCTTGTAAATAACCAAATAGCAGATATACTTGTAGATGAACTTGGTACTGTTATTATGTTTGATCAAAATGCTTTACCAAGACATTCAATGGGAGAAGATTGGGGTAAAGGTAATTACGCTAAAGCATATGTAGCAATGAAAGATTTTCAGATGCTACCTCTAGATACATCAATTACAAACACAGAAAATGCTACCAACTTTAACCACTACCAGGTTTTAAACATGGAGCAGTCTCAAAGATTAATGTCTAGAATACAGCTTGCTAATTACTTTAAACAACAAGCATTTGAAACTATAGGTGTTAATCCACAGCGTATGGGTGCTCCTATATCTCAGCAAACAGCAACAGGTGTAACACAAGCATTGAATCAATCATATGCTCAAACAGAGATTTACTTTATACAGCATTCAGATAATCTAATGCCAAGAGTTCATCAAATGAGAACAGACCTGGCACAATTCTATCATAGCACAAATCCAAGTGTAAGATTATCTTATATCACATCAGAAGCAGAGAATGTAAACTTTATTATAAATGGTACAGATTTGTTAATGAGGGACTTTAACATATTTGCTACAACAAGAACAAATCACAGAGCAATTCTTGATCAATTGAAACAACTTGCAATGACTAACAACACAAGTGGTGCTTCTATATATGATCTTGGTAATATAATTAAAGCAGATTCTGTAGCTGAAGTATCTGATATATTAAAAGATGCAGAAGCTAAAATGTTAGCAGAAAGACAACAACAAATGCAACAACAGCAACAAATGCAACAAGAGCAAATTCAGGCTAAGATGCAAGAAGAGCAAATGAAGTTGCAGTTTGAAGCTCAAGAAAATGAGAAAGAAAGACAAAAAGATATTACTGTTGCAGAAATAAGAGCAGCTGGCTATGGTGCAATGCAAGATATAAATCAGAATTTACAATCTGACTATATAGATGCAATGGAAAACATAAGAGAACAGACTAAGTATAGAGAGCAGATGGATATGAAGAGAGAACAGAATGCTGTTCAAAATACAATGAATCAACAAAAACTAGATGTTGAAAGAGAGCGTTTACAAACTCAAAGAGATATAGCAAATAAAAATCTTGAAATAGCGCGTACAAACAAAAACAAATATGATGTACCTGCTAAAAAAGATAAGAAAGATGATAAAGAATAATTATCAATTTTTTATACTTGGCATTTTGACTTTCATAATATTATTTATTACACTTAACAATAGTACTAATAAAATAAATATAGATTATGAAAGAATTAAAAATGATTTTCAAAGTAATATTAATTTACTCAATAGTAAGATTGATTCTATTTCTAGACAAAACAGCATCCTCGTTATAAAGTTAGATTCTCTTAAAAGGTCAATACCAAATCACAAAGCTGCTTTAGATAAAATTAATAACCAAATAAATACATTAAATGAATCTTATAAAGATATTGATTACTATAGTAGCAGTGACTCTGCACTTATCCAGCGTTTGTCAAGATAAAATTTGTGTAGATAAACATGTTGCTGTAAAGCTTGCTAAGCAATTAGATAGCCTGGAAACTCTTAAAAAACTTGAGGTTCAATACATTGCCTATAAAGATACATGCATACACCTAACACAAAAACAAGCAGAAGTAATTAAGACACAATCTTTTCTTTTAGATAACAAAACTAAAGAGATAGGATTATTAAATGACAAGTTCAATGACTGCCAGTCTATAATAAAGGTAAATGAAGATTTGCTACAACAACAAAAGAAGTTAAATAAACAATTAAAGACTAAGTTTAATATAGTACTTATTGGAGGCACTGTTGTTAGTTTAGGGTTTACAACAGCACTTATTTTAATACTTATTTAGAGGTGTTTTATATTTAGCTATATACTGCATTCAACGTAAAAATTACTATAAACTTATTCAAGTTTTAATTTTAGATATCCGTATATTGTATTTGTAAACAAAAAAACCAACAACTATGAGTGAAACTACAGAAAAATTGGAAACAAAGTTAGAAACAGTAGATATCAATATTGATGAAATTTTCAATGGTGCAGCATCAGCTGAATCCATTACTTTGCCTTCTGAAGAAACTAAACAAAATATCTTTCAGAAGACCACTCCTGATGTTGATATGTCTTTTACAGAACCAGAAAACAAAGCTGAAGAAGTTGCAGAAGAAACTGAAGATAAAGGCGTTGATTTAGATATTGAGAAAAGTAACGAAGTTCTAGATGAGATTGATGTAGAAGATACTGTAGAACAACCAAAAGGTTCAAATGCTTCTCATATATTTAAACAACTTATTGAAAAGGATATGATTGTTCCTTTTGATGATGATAAAAGTTTAGATGAATACTCTATTAAAGATTGGGAAGAATTACTTGAGGCAAACTTTGAAGAAAAGGCAAACCAGGTAAGAAGAGAAACACCTAAGCAATTTTTTGAAAGTCTACCGCAAGAACTTCAAATTGCTGCAAGATATGTAGCAGAGGGTGGTACTGACATGAAAGGCTTGTTTGCTACTTTAGCACAAGTTGAAGAAAAGAGAGATCTAAACATAAAAGAAGAAAGAGATCAGGAAACAATCATTAGAGACTATTTATCTGCAACTGGATATGGTAGTGATGATGAAATAACAGAAGAGATTGAACTTTGGAAAGATCTTGGTAAGCTTGAACAACAAGCAGCTAAGTTTAAACCAAAGTTAGACAAGATGCAAGAAAAACTTGTTGCTAGAAAACTTGAAGAACAAGAAATGAGAAGAGCTCAACAAGAGCAAGCATCTCAACAATATATGGCGAATGTTTATGAAGCCTTAAAAGATGGCAGTATAAACAACCTTAAGCTTAATAGAAAAACACAATCCATGTTATATAATGGTTTAGTTTCTCCAAGCTTTCCATCAGTTTCTGGTAAAAGCACTAATTTGTTAGGGCATCTTCTTGAAAAATATCAATTTGTTGAACCTAATTACCCATTAATTGCTGAAGCACTTTGGTTGTTATCTGATCCTAATGGATATAAATCAAAAATCATGGAAATTGGGGCAAACAAATCTGTAGAAAATACAGTTAGAAAACTAAAAACAGAACAAGCTAACAATAGCTCAGCTTCATTAGGTGTACAAAAAGCTGAGGAAGAAAGCGTTCAAAGAACTAAGAAAAGGAAAATACCAAGGGCAACCAACATATTTAAAAGATTTTAAACAATTATTCATTTATTTTAATTTAATTTAATTATGGCAACTCCGGTATTAAACAATGGGATATTCCTAAGAGATACTAACTACAAAGCGAGTTCACACGTTGATTCATATCACCTTACTCAGATGTTGGGTAATGTTGAGCCTATGGACATGGGGCCAGTAGACATTTGGGCAATGACCCAAAAAGTTGAAATGCCTCTTTACCAAATGGCTTCTTTTGGTGGTAAAAACACAATCCTTGTGGATAACGCTAGAGGTGAGTACAAATGGCAGACTCCTATTGCACAGGACCTACCTTTTATTGTTGGCGACATTGAAATTGGCAACGAAACAAAAGGTATTGACGGTCAAACATTTTCAATCAAATTGTCTAAGAGAGCTTTTGGACACGGTGACATTATTACTTATGATAAGTACAATGGTGTAGAGCTTTACATTACTGCTGATGATATTATTCCAGCTGGTGATGGTTACATCTACACAGTACAGCTTGTAAATAATGATAGCACTACATTCTTAGAAAATGCTTATCTTGCTTCTGGAACTAAATACTTCCGTAAAGGTTCTGCAAGAGGTGAGTATGGTGAAAGATTTTCAGATCTTGAAACTGGATCAGGCTACAGAGAATTCTACAACTATGTAGGAGGTGCTGAAGCTCACGTACACTATTCTATTTCAAGCCGTGCTGATCTTATGATCAAAGGTGGTATGAATGCTGATGGTACAGTTCCTGTAACAGAGATTTGGAGAAATTTTAACCAAGATCCAAACAATCCATCTGTGTCTTCAATTGAAGAATTGGTACAGAACATGGGTAAAGCTGGCGCTAGACAAGCTTTTGAAGAAGGTTCTCTTTCTAGAACATTCTTAACAAATCTTGAAGCAGCTCACCTATCTAAAATCGCCAATGATATTGAGACATATCTAATGTGGGGTAAAGGTGGTAGAATTAAACAAGATGGTCCAGACGACATTAGACTTTCAGTAGGTCTTTGGTCACAGTTGGATAACTCTTTCAAAAGAGTTTACAACAAGTCTAACTTTACTTTGGACATGTTTAAATCTGAACTTTATAACTTCTACCAAGGTAAGGTTGAGTTTAAAGGACCAGACCCACAAAGAAAACTTGTTGTACAAACAGGTATTGGTGGTATGCAAATGATTAACAAAGCAATCGCAGATGAAGTTTATGGAACAGGTCTTGTACAAAATGCTGTTGAACTAGGAGCAGTAACAGGACAAGGTATGGATCTAGACTTTGGATTTGCTTATACTAGCTTTACAATTCCTTTCTTGGCAAATGTTAAGTTTGTATTGAATCCTGCTTTTGATAATCTACATACTAATGATATTGAGA